GTTAATGTTAAAACAAAACAGAGACGTTCTCAGAAAATCTGGCTTCTCTTGGATTTAAAGTCTTTTAGACTACAAGTCTATTCCTTGTTGTCAGTAAGGTTCTTTCGAATTGTCTTACTTTTCTTAGAAGAATTTTCATTCTCCATAGAAACCCATGTATAATATTTTTCACAGCTTGGCAAGGGATCAGATTTTATTTTTTCTGATCCACTTTCCAATACTATTCTTAATATTTCTAGTCTTACTTCTTCTTTATCCATTATTTCATTGATCTCAAAGTAAATACTTGTTGAACTATTTTATCATGATCTGGGTGACCCTTATTCCAATATGGACCATCCCTGTCATTAACAATTTTACTAATTTCTTCATCAAGATTTCTACCACCTGTCGCACTATCTTCATCTGTTCCAATCATTTTATCTTCAGACATAAGATTAGCAATGTTTGCAAAACCTTTGATAACTGCAGGATGATCTCCTAAACGAGTGCCATCTTTTAATTGCATATCTAAAATTTCTGGATCCATATTTGCTTTAGCAACTGATCCAGCTTTTTTTAAATTCTCATCAAAAGATCTACCCCATTCTTTTCTAAGTTCTGCTTCTGCATTTGCTTGTGCAGTTTCTGTATCTATTCTTGATTGTTGTTCAGAACCTTCCATAGAATCTTTATAATATTCTAGGATACCTTGAGCCTGTTTATTATTTAAACCTAGCTTGTGAGCATTCTCTGCAAACGATTTAATTGCACCTTCATCAAATGGAATTGTTTCAGATTTTGCATCTAGTTTATATTGATCTGCAGATTCTGGTCTACCAAGTTTTCCATACACTTCATTCCATTGATCATCTGTTGAGTTTTCATTTGGTACTGCAACTTTATCTTGACCAATCATTCTAGTTGCGTTGATATAACTTTTAGCTAACGCATCTATTTCAGTAAATTTAGAAATGTTTGGATCTTCTCTAAACTCTTGTGAGATTGAATCTTTCCAGGTTGCTGGAGTTGAATTATTTGTTGTTGCTATTGTTGGTGCAACTGGTTCTGTAGTTTGTGTTGTCTCTGCTACAGGCTCAGTTGTTTGAGTTGTCTGTTCTTCTGACATAGTTATTTATCCTTATTAGTTTGAAGCATTTGTTTAATAAATAAAAGGATGCTTCGTTGACCTTCCATATATGCACTCTCATGACTATCTCCTTTAATATTAGTAGTAGAGTAAAAGTGACATCTTTTTTCTAAATCAAATAAAACTTCCTTACCTTCATCTGATGTAAAAATATGTTTATAATTTTCTTGTAGTTTTTTTATATAAGCGTGTACTGCTTTTTCATCTTGCATAAGATCCTTTCTATGGTTTTATTATTCCTCTGGGTTAACTAATGCTCTTGCTTCTTCTGGTAACGTTTTTGCTAATGGTGCTATTTGTCCACCAGCTTGTGCTACTTGTTGCATCTGTTGCATTTGTTCTTGTTGTGCTTGTTGTTCTTGTGCAGCTTGTCTATCTGCTTGAACTTCTGAACTAGGTTTTAAAACTTTTTGTGGAACACCTACAACATCCATTAAGTGTTTAACAAGTTTATCCATATCAACATGATCGAATACTGGAGCAACATTTGCTAGTGATCCTAAAATTTCTATACCTCTCATAATAGATGACAGCTCTGTAGATTTTTGTGCTTTAGCAAGAGGTGATACATATTCAATCTCAATGTCTTGACCAGATAAAAATTCTGGTGCTGGTGGGAATAAATTTTTTCTAAGTATTAAAGCAAAGGCTCTATCAATTAATGGTTTTAATAATTCAGATTGAAGTCTACCAAGAACTGGTCCAAGTAATCTCATCTTCTCTTCATTTCTTTGAATGACTTCTGTTGCTGTCATTTGTGGACCATTCTGCATTTGTAATTGATTTACATAGAAAGCGTTTCTAATTGAATCTCTTCTTTGCTCTTCCATGTTTAAACCTAATGGAGTGTTCGCACCAATGTTTAAAGTTTCAATTCTATCTCTAGTACCAGCTCTGTAGAAGTTTAATCCACCAGGAACAGTTCTTACTGGTAAAATAAATCCATCATCTGGAACTAATAAAGGTGGGTCAACTTGTTTCTGTGCAGACTTGATTGTAGTCTTAGACATTTCATTTAGCATCTTAACGTCTGGCAAAGCTGTCATTGCAGGAGATCTACCATAAATTTCGTGTGATGCTTTTAAGTATCTTGGTACTACAAAAGGAAATTCTTTAAATCCAGATACAGATAATTCATCACCTGTTCCAGCTTCTAAGTAAACAGATTCAAAAGGCATATTAGCTTTATCTTGTTTCTTAGGATTAAAATCAGATCTTGGATATATTGCGTGAAGTATTTCTATTTCTTCATATGGATCTTTTCTATTTACAGTTACAATGTTATCAGAAACATTAGCACCAAATTTTTGTATTGCAGCTCTAGCTGTTAATCTAAACTTTCTAAAGATTGTATCTATTCTACCTTTGTCATTTTCTGAAATATACATTTCATTAATATGTCTTGTAGAGAATTTTAAAACATCTTCCTCATCTTCTTCTACAAACATTGCAGCAGTACCAAATGTAATTAGATCATGGTACAGTTCAAATATTTCTTGTTGGAAGTTAGATCTATTAAATGCTGTGTACATAACTTCTGTTGCTTCCTCTAACCATGCTTTAGCATCATCATCATCTTGCATTTCTGCACCTTTGAATTTTAATGAAAACCAAGTAGTAGCAGGGTTCGTCAACATACCATGAAGTGAAGAAGCTAATAATTCTACTGCTTGTAGTGGTGATGAATCAAAAATAAGTTCTGTTCTCTTATCACCTTTAGATCTTGTTTTAGTTACATCAGCTTTTCTTGGTTGCATATAATCTGCAACTTCTTGCCAATGACTTTCCCAATTTTGTCTGTTAGATTTTAATCTGTCAAATCTTTTTAATAATTCTTTTGCTAAATCTGTTTGCATATTATCCTAATAAAGTTTTACTACTTAAGGTTAAACCTTCATCTTTAGCACCTTGTGAAGATGTTGCAATCATTAAAGATCTTCCTCTTCCTCTTCTTTTTTTTCTAATTAATTCATTTGCTGTTGCTCTTGCTTCTTCTGCTGTAACTTCTGGTGTAGCTGTAACTTGAGAAACTTCTGCTGTTGTTGGACCAGTAACTGTTGGAGCTTGAACAACTTGATTACCATTGTTGTCATTGCCACCTTGAGAAATTGTATTTCCATAAGCATCTGTTTTTCCAGATAGTCTTGAAGAACTATAATCTTTGTACATACTTTCTTGAGCTGATCTACTTAATTTTGAAAAATCTTCTTTAGTAGTTCCTTTATAATTTTTTGATCCTAAAACTTTATCTGTAAAAAAATCTCTAGTTACTTTAGATCCAGCTTGTAGTGGCTTTGTTAATATCATTGTAGCTGGAGTTTTAAATTTTGAATTTTTTATATTTGTTGCACCTTGATTTTTAAACATATCCAGTTTAGCTGCAGTATCATCTTTTTCTGGATTGTAATCTGCAGGTTTTTTATTTTTTTTTGCAGGTGTTTTATATCTGTTTGCTGGTCCAGTATTACCACCACTATTTGATCCAGAGTTAGATCCCATAATTATTTACCAAATGTTAAAGAAGATTTAGTTTCACATTGAGTTGCAGATTTAACTTCTGACTTAACTTCTTTTTCAATCTCAACAGAAGTATTTAATTCTTTTTTAACTTCTGACTTAACTTCTTTTTTTGTTTTACTGAATGCTTTTTTAATTTTATCTAACATATTATGATCCTAGTAATGTTTTTTTGTTATTTTTATTTTTTTTACTCATCAAACTAGATTTATTAGCTACTGTTGCTTTTCTTTCTGTAGATGCATATTTATTAATATTTTTTTTTTTAATTGTAGAATTTTTAATTTTTTTTTTTTGTTTTTTATCTTTAACTTTTTTTAATAATTTTTTTACATTTGGTTTATTAATTAATTTTTTTAACATTTTTCCAATCATACTATTATCCTAATAAAGTTTTCTCTTCCACATCTGCTTCTTCCATAGCAATTAGTGGAGAGGTTTTAATTGTTGACTTTCTTCCTCTTCTTCTTCTTTCTTTAGCAGCAAACTCTGCGTCTATTTTTTTTTGTTCAGCTTCAGATAGTTCTGTTGAAGGTGGTTCTGGTAATGGTTGCACAGGTGGTAATGCTGGCATTTTTGGTTTGAAAATTGATCCCATAATTAAATAATCCTATAATCATTATCTGCTACACTTTGTGGAGCGTTTTGTCTAGTATTTAATTCTTGTAACCCTACTGCTAGATACCTCATCGCATCGCAAGCATGACTACTCCAATCGTGTACAGGTTTCGATCTGAACATTCTATTTTTGTCGATGTACTTCCTATGGTAATGTCTTAACGCATCTATCAAGCTTTTGCAATGGTCTGTATCTATCCAACATCGGTTGAGCAACATAGTTACTGCGTGGATTCCTTCCTCTACTGGTAGCTTCGGTACTACCTTAAATCTAATTCCTAATTGATATGCTATCTCTCTTCTTGTTTTGCCATTGCCGAACTCCTGTACTTCAATATCGTGTGGTGCGTAATGTTCTTTGTAAACGTATGGTTTTTCGTTTAGCATCTGAATATAGTGTGGTAATCCATGACCACGTTCTTCATGATAATCTATTATTTGTATTGCTGTTCCTTTTTGCTGAAAGAATATAATAGCACTATGGTCTGCGACACCAAGATCCCAAGATGTTGAGACAGGCAAAGTAGGATCATAGGGTACTCTTGCTAGTTGCTTCTTATCATCTAACTTGGCGACTTCGTCTCCAAATATAGCACCTTCAATGTTGGCAATCCAATCACATTCAAATTCTTGTAGGTACTTCTTCTCACCCATAACTTCTCTTGCTTTCTCTAATTCTTCTGGATCTACAATCTTTGTATCACTTGCTTTAGCTTTATAGTTAAACCAATCATCTGCTCCATTAGCGTGTTGGTATAGATCATAAAAGTTATTGTTCATTCCAGCAGGTGTGCCAATAAAGACACAGTAGCCTTTTCTGTCAGATAGAGCTGGTCTAATTATCTCTGCAAATAGCTTTCCTTCAATGTTTGCGTATTCATCGATCACACATCCATCCAGGTAGATACCTCTTAACCCATCTGAGTTCTCAGCTCCTAGTAATGTTATCCTAGCACCATTCGGCAAATCTACTCTTAACTCTGTTTCATTGAATCTTGTTGCTGGGATCTTTGCAGTAAACTGTTTCATGTAATCCCAAGCGATTGACTTCGCCTGTTTAAAGGTTGGTGCAATATAAGCAAATCTAGGATTCTTATGTTTGCACATTAATGCTGATTTAATAAGGTGGTTAATCATGCATACTGTTTTGCCAAACCTTCTGTGACAAACTAGCACACTCCATCTATGTTTGTTAATCTGTTGATGAAGATAGCTTTGATGTTTTCTGGGAGTATAAGGGATCTTAATGTTCATCTGTTAATGTATCATTTTGGAACGAGTGGTCTCGTTTAAAGGATGGTAATCAACTCCTAATGTCATCATTACATAATCTGTAAATAGTTCTGCAGCTTGTTTATTAGGGATACCAATAAACTTTATTGTTAAGTTATTATTCTTCTCATCAATAAAAGCAATACAATCAAAGTTATTACTATCTAAATCATCCATATACTACATCTAGTGTATTGGGTTTTTAAAACAACTAAAAAATAATTTTGGGAAAAGGTTTGTATAACTGGTGCAGGGTGTCTGTGTGTGTCTGTTTACAATTCCCATGTATATATATTAATGATGTTGACGGCACTTTTTTGGGTGTAGGGGGGGTCATATCCTGGAAAATGGCGTAAAAAGCGAAATTGTAAAAAGTGATAGTATAAATATAAATAGTATAGATAAAAAAAATAAATTTATAGGGTTAATTATTACTAACGATAATATAAAGTTACCGATTGTAATATTATTCCGTTCTTTATATCGCATAAAAATTTTCAACGTCTCTATGTTTAAGAAATAGATCTTTATCATTCATTATATATATATCTTTATCACTCATTAAATTAATAACACCTTAGAATAATTCTAATCTTTACCATGTGACGTTTTGTCATCTATTTAATTAAACCCTTTAAACTTATATTGATATTTATAAACAAACTAAGAAAGGTTAAACAATGGAAACAATAACAAAAAACAAAGTAATTAAAATCTTAAAAAATCATGGTCATAATAATTATAATGAACTTAAAGATTTTATTAAAGATCTAGGAAATAAAGAAATATACAAATTACAACAAGTAAAAGATTGGTTAGGTTATTAATATGCTTATAGTTATTAAATGGGTTCTATTACTTTTATGTTCACTTATAGGAATTGTTATTCTTGCAACGGATCCAACGCAACAAAGATTAGGTTTTATACTTGCCTTCGGTTGCTTTTTATTATTTGCCTTAGATGTGGCAAGAAGTTTTATAGATTAACGCAACACTAGAAAGGGTTAAACAATGGAATATTTTTATTTAGCATTATTATTGTCAGTAATAATAACTTTAATATTTGGGAAGTAATGCGACACTTTGGCAATATCATTTATTAATAATGATAGTATAAAGATAAAAAATAACAAACTAAGGGGAAAAAATGACAGCACAAAAAACAAAGCCTACATATTTAGACTTAACTAAATTAATGTTTACAAATGGAAACCCAAAAACAGACAAGAATTTAAAAATTGAAAGCTTGAAAAAATATTGGATCAAGCGTTTAAACCTTGCACCAGCAAAAATATCTGGTTATGAAACTTGTGCAAGCCGTTCAATAGGATGTACTGACGCTTGTTTAAATGAAGCTGGAAACCCTGTTTTTATGCCTCAAAAAACATTAGGAAGGGTTAATAGAACTCATTTATTATTTAAAGATGAAGCAAAATTTACAGCAATGATAACTCGAGAAATTAGAAATCATGAAATACTTTGTAAAAAATATGATCTAAAACCAGTTATAAGATTAAACACTACAAGCGATGTAATGTTTGAAAGGAAAAAATTTTCTTTTATGCAAAATTTTCCTAATGTTCAATTTTATGATTATACAAAGCATTTTAATAGAGTTATGAAATCTTTAAAGGGTCAATTGCCAGCTAATTATCATTTAACTTTTAGCCGTAATGAAAAAAATGACTTTCAATCAACTCAAGTTTTAAAAGCTGGTGGCAATGTAGCCGTAGTTTTTAGAAAGGAACTTCCAGAAACTTACAAAGGTTTTAAAGTTATAAATGGGGATGAACATGACTTGAGATTTTTAGATCAAAAAAATGTAGTTGTAGGTTTAAAAGAAAAATTAACATTAAACAAAGCTGGAAAATTAGATAGAGATTATTCTGGTTTCGTAGTTGATATTAAATAAACAATAAAAAAGAAAGGGTAAACAATGGCGACACTAATGGAACTTGTAAAAATACAAGCCGTAATAGATAAGAGAGCGATAGCAAGCGACACAATAGAGACTTTGGAAAATAAATATTATTATTCAAAATCTAAGGGTGTTAATATTAAATTGGGTGATATGCATATCGATCATTTTTTAAGATCATTAAATTTACAAGATGATCATAGGGATGACGTTGATATTCAAACGGCTCAAATAATAGTTAAATTAAAACAAAGTTTAAGAAAAATAAAGAGGTTATCAAATGACTACTAATAATTGGAAAACTAAATTTATTAATTTAATCAATAAGATAAGCACAAAAAAGGGTTGGGAAAGTAGCGATATAAACCCTTTTTTTAATGTGGTCCACCATGTAGGAAGTACAGACGCTGAAACGCTACGGCAATTTAAAAAAGAAATAAAGGGGGTTAAAAAATGAGTAAAGACAAAGCAACTAAATTTGATGGTATTAGTCGACCCTCAAATGATCTTTATAAAAAAAATTTTGATTTAATTTTTAAAAATAAAAAAGTTAAAAAAAATAATAAAAAAAATAATGAT